CCCTTGTTGCAAAATGCAACACTAACCTTGGAAGTAATAACCTTGGAAATAATAACCATACATCATCAAAGGATGATGAGGTGAATTATTACTTTGATCAATTATGGGAAATGTACCCACGCAAGGTAGGGAAAGGGCAGGCTAGAAAAGCATATGTAACAGCTTCTAAGAAGATAGACTTCTTTGATCTATTGCCTAAACTGGAAGCATACGTTGCAACACTAGACGGTAAAGACAAACAATACATGCCTCACCTAGCTACTTGGCTAAATGGTGAGCGCTGGGCAGATGAGGTATAATGCTATGAAAGATAAGTATGAAAATCTAAGAAAATTACAAAATCAAAGATACATGATTGATCAAGCGGGTAATAAATATGATGGAAAGCATTATTGGCTTGTAAATTATACCCGCTCTATAAAGGGTCGTTACCCTTATGATTTGCATGACAGTGTGATGACTTTTCCTACGAAAGAGTTGTGTGTAGATTGGTTATTAGAACAGATAAGCGGTGGTGATGAGATAGTTTGGTTTCAGATTATAGAAGCCAAGCAGTCAATTCAAAAGTTTGTTAATGTAGATCACAGAAGCAAAGAAATAAGAAACGATATGCGTAAGATGTATGATTACGACAAAGATCGGGCGATGATAAATCTTACAAAAGAAATAGATGACTATATTGATGATGATATAATCCATGAGTTATGGTTAAATCAGGGAATGCGTTTAGGGCCAAACGGGGAGATGATCTATGAACTATGATATGAGAATGCAGCTAATCCGTAATGAGCTAATGAACATTCTTGGCACTTACGCTATTCCAAAGCACCTAGAAGATGAGAAACGTGCGCAGGCAGAGGTAGAGGGTATCTGTCGCTTGATTAACCAGAAGTTCCCTAATGACACGGCAGAGGATCACATTCGTGGCACAATGGATCGTGCAATGCTGAAACTAAAAGAGGCACACAAGTCTCGCTCTTGGCCTACATCAGCAGAAATCAGCGCGGCAGTTTCCAAGTCTATGTCATCTGCATCCACACGCTCAGTAAGCAGCGGCCCGTGGAAGCCAGACACATTACAGATAAACGCAAAGCGTATCATTGCAGGTGAGCCAGTAGGTGAGATGTATATACGCGGTAAGTTGGCAGACAAGATGGTAGAAATGGGACTGATCTCAGAGGCACACTTACAGCCGTATTTAGAATACTTGTCAGCTAACAGCATACCTGATAGGGTTGAGATGCCTATTATCTCATAGGTTTGCCTCACTTAAACTGCCCCCTCGCGTGATCGCTCCGCAGGGGGTATTTTTTTGCCTAGAATTGTGTTAACTTCTCAGCAAGAGCCAACCTCTCTCCCTCCCTGTTGGTTTCGTGTAGCTCCATACACTGGCTCTCCTCACTGGCCCTCTGAGCGCGGTCACGTTCAGGGGGTCTTTCATTTCTTAGAAAAATGCACTAATATACACAACATATAGACGCACCCACTATGGACGGTACTATGAGTACGAAACAAGAACATGCAAGCAGAGTGCTTACTGGCGGTTCTCGCAAGGGAAAGCCAAACAAAGTAAACAGACTTCTCAAAGATGCCATACTTGATGCGGCCCATCGTGCAGGTCAGCATATCGTAGATGAAAGATACGCAGGTAGGAAAGACGTAGACCCTCGCTTTATAGAAGCAGCTAAGAAAGAGGGCATGACTGAATACCTACAGTTCCAAGCAGAACAAAACCCTACAGCCTTTATGTCCCTGATGGGCAAGGTGCTACCAATGCAGGTCAAAGCAGAAGTAGAGGGTGAAGTGCAGCATGTGGTTAGGCTCAAATGGCGCGAGTGATAGAAGTAGATCAAGAGATAGACTACAAACCACGCGATCAGATCAGAGCATTCCATAACAGAAAAGAACGCTTTGCAATCATCGTAGCACACAGACGCTTTGGCAAAACCGTAGCAGCTATCAACGATCTTATACGCTCTTGCTTTGAAATAGATCGCCCGAATGTACGGGTAGCCTATATTGCTCCATACCTTTCCCAAGCCAAAGCAGTTGCGTGGGATTATGCATTGGAGTTCACCAGAGATATTCCAGAGATAAAAGTAAACCACAGTGAATTGCGCATAGACTTCCTGAATGGTGCGCGGTTCAGATTGTTTGGTGCTGATAACTACAACGCAATGCGTGGTCTGTACTTTGATGCAGTGGTACTTGACGAGATGGCAGATTTCCCTGCGTCAGCTTGGTCAAATGTTATCCGTCCCGCATTGGCAGATAGGCGCGGCTCTGCTACCTTTATCTCAACGCCTAAAGGAAAGAACGAGTTTTGGGAACTGTGGCATGAAGCGCAAGACGATCCTAACTGGTTCACCGCAATGCTCAAAGCATCAGATACGGCAATCTTGGATCAAGAAGAACTTGATGAAGCAAGACGTACAATGGGCGATGACCGCTACGAGCAAGAATTTGAGTGCAGCTTTGAAGCGGCAATCCAAGGGGCTTTTTACGCAAAAGAAATGAAAGAGGCCACAGAGGACGGGCGCATTACCCGTGTGCCGTATGATCGCGCTGCATCTGTCATCACTGCATGGGACTTAGGCATAGGCGACAGTACAGCAATATGGTTTGCTCAGTTCGTAGGCCAAGAAATCAGGATTATAGACTATTACGAAAACAGCGGAGTAGGATTAGATCACTATGCAAAAGTTCTCTTGGACAAAGAATATCACTACGAGCAACACATTCTGCCGCATGATGTCCAAGTCAAGGAACTGGGAACAGGGAAAAGCAGGCTTGAAACGCTTGACGCGCTGGGGATACGGAACATTGAGATTGCGCCGAAACTAGCGGTAGAGGATGGCATACAGGCTGCGCGTAGCATGATCCCTAAGTGTTGGTTTGATGCTGATAACTGCACCAGAGGCATAGAGGCGCTACGACAGTATCGCAGAGACTTTGACGAAAAGCTGAAGACTTGGCGGGGTAGACCGCTACACGATTGGACATCACATGGCGCAGATGCGTTTAGGTATCTCGCGGTGGGTTATCGCAGGGAAAGCGATTGGGGTGAGCCAATCAGAAGGAATTTGCGCGGCATAGCCTAGTGTGATAAGGTGCAGCTAACATAGGAGTTGCTCATGCCCGATGATAAAGACAAAAAGAAAAAGTCTGGTGGATTACTGAACGATCTAGCAATGGGTCTTGGTCTAAAGGATCGTGATGAAAGCTATTACGAGCGCACAGCACAGACGCTAGGACGCACACAGGGTGCAGGGCGAGAAGCTCAATATCGCCAATCTAATGTGTTCCAAAGCCAGCCACAACGCGCTGGGCTTTTATCTTTTATGGGTGGTGGTAATAATCAAGGCGGCGGCAACAATATCATACCGCGCATGTTTGGATACCGTGACACTACCGATATGTTTGACCGTGGCGGCAGGTATGCCTCTGGTGGCATGTATCAAGATGGTGGTGGGTACAGTATGCTTGCAAACATTGGGGCTGCGTTGACAGGTCAAGACATGGGCGAACGCCAGCTATATGTAGATCAATACATAGATCAGGAAAAAGGCGCTGGGTTTGCAGAGAAAATGAAGACTGCTTATCCAGAGTATTATCAGCAGCTAGTAGTCAATGCGATGAGAAATATGTAATGCCAAAAAAGAAAGTCCCTGCATCGGTAAAATACGCCAACGGCACAACTTACAAGGATAGTAAGGGTAAGACCCATAAGCGTACATCGGCAAAAGGAACAAAGCGTGGCGATGCATATTGCGCAAGAAGTTCTGGGCAAAAGCAAACCGCAAAAGTCAAAGTGCGGCGCAAGGCGTGGGGCTGTAAAGGAAAGAAATCGGTGAGGGCATAATGGACACATTAGAACTACGCAGACGCTATGTGCAGCTAACAGATGATGCAGAAAACGCTTATGCGCTGCGAGAGGATGGCCCAGAGGGTTACAAGTATAGCGATGCTACAATTCAAAGAGCGATTGATGAAATAGAAAACGCACGTTTATCGGCGCGTCCAATCTACGGCGATACAATGGCTAGTTATGGCCCTCGCGCTGGGGTTGGCATGGGTCGTATGCGTTACATGAACAGCCCATCAGCAGCATATGAAAACGCGCAGGAAGACTTGATGGATGCAGATATGGCGTACAGCAGAGGCGACTACGGTCAGATGATGCAATCACTGGGCGGTGCTGCAATGCAAGGCGTGACAATGAACCCAGTACGCAGAGCAAGCGCACTGATGAGTTTGGTTGATTATCTGAGGAACCGTGGCAAATGAACCTCATTGATTTTCTAAGCATGGGCGGTCAAGAGCGCCGTAAGATGTTGGATAACTATGTTGATAGCTTGAACCTTGAACGGTTTGTGCCGCCTAACTTGCGTCCAGCTACAGAGTTCATAGCAGAAGCAAACCCAGTTGCTGCAATTGGCAGCGCAATGCAAGATGCCTCAGTTGTCTTTGATCCACAGCAAACAGCGGAAGCGCGTAAACGTGCGGCTGTAGATATGGGTTTAGAGATGGCAATGACGCTTGCGCCTGCTGCACTGGTGCGCATGGGTTACTTGGCTGCGCCTGCTGGTCTGGCAGAAACCTTTGGTATGTCTGTTGATAACGCGGCAGAGAATGCGCGTGGCCTGATTTCAGATGCTACTTATGCTGCACGTTCTGTGGCAGAGGGCGATCCGCGCGGGGTTTTAGAGGCGTTTCAACGTGGCGGTACGCCTCAGTCTGTTGGTGCGGCTGGTATTGGCGACAATGGTGGGCCACCCTTAGATGTAGTGCCTGCCCGTGCAGAACTGTTTAGTCCATCTCTACGCGCAGCAGAGAACCTAAAGCAGAACAAAGGCACATACGAGCAAATGCGCGGCATGTTGCTAAAGGGCGGTGGCAAGGAAGCGGAGCTTGAATGGTCTGGCATGGATCGCACCTTTGCAGGTCAAAAGGTTACTAAAGAAGATTTAATTAGCTATTTGCGTAAGTATGATCCCCGATTAGATCAGGAGACAGTAAGCGCGACTGTAAATCCTGATGCGCCACAAATTCCAGCGGGTGCTGTAGCACGGTCAGATTTTGATTTTGACGAATGGTTTGAAAACAACGTAATGGCTGATCAACCATTAATTAGTGAAGAAACTAATTATCTCGTAGATAATCTATCGGCAGACTTAACTTATACTAGGGATGATGTTGCCTACGGCCCAGACTTAGATGAAGAACAAGCGCAAGCACTAGCGGATGCGACTGGCGAAGATGTTGATGATCTGATGAACGCAGAGTACATTATAGAAACTGGCGAGGATAGCGTACTTCTGACAGACGATCCATATGATGCTGTAATGGCGGTATATGGAGAGGACACGATAGAAGAAATGGTGCGTGACGGATTGTACGAAAACTATGAATACAGATATAATTACGAAACGTCAGACTTTGAGGATCAAACGGGCTTGCAGTTCTATGACGATCCAGAAGACTTTGGAACGCAGGGCGTTATGGAAGAAGGGGACACAAGATACTCAGCCTATATGCCAGCAGGGTTCCGTAGCTACGATGAAAACTTTTATACCTATTCTGACCCGACTATGCAGTACCACGACGACTACATAGCAGGCGCAAGTCACTTTGGTCAGAATGATGCTCAGACGCAGTACCATACCCGCGTTGGAGATTATCAGACCACGAACACGGTTGGTGGTAGGCCGTTCAATGCGCGATATGTAGCAGAGATACAATCAGATGCACAGCAAGCAGCAAGGTCACGCGACAAGACGCCAATGACTTATGAGCAAGGGGTGGATTTGACGCGCCAACGTCAAGAGATACTGCCATTTAAAAATAAAGAACAAATAGCAAATGAAGAACTAAACGAAGCTAATCGTGATTTTAATCGTTCTATGTCAGAAATAGCACTGCAAGATATAGAGGGAGATGGTTCTTATTTTGAAATGGCGGCAAAGGTCAAAAAATTGAATAGGGCAATAGGAAGCCACAGACGAAGTGCGCTTTTAAAAGGCCCAAATGGCACAGAGCCGTTTCCTTTGTTTGGTAGTAATGACATGCCGCCAATGGATGATCTGGTTATTGATTGGGAAAATGCTACAGATGCAGAGCTTTCACAGATATATCAGGATTATAATTTGTCTGAAGTTCGGGCTTTTGACGAAGACCGAATGGAAGTGATAAAAGATGAAAAACTGTTTGCAGATTTAAAATTACCAGATGATGTGAGGGCCAAATCTGTAGATGCTTTGAGTAAGGTAGAAGCAGCAAAAGTTCGTAAAAAAGAAGCCCAACAAGCAATTTACGACAAAGAGATGGAATTAGAAAGTCAATGGATGAAAAAGCATAACAGCTTACCACATCAATTGAACAGAAGTGGCCCGATGATGGCATCACAAAATCGCTGGGTAGATGACGCAATAAGGCGTAGTATTGTTGATGCAGTAAATGATGATACCGTAGATTTTCTAGCTTTCCCTAAAGATGAACAAGCAATTGGTAAGGTTGGCGGCACAGATTATCCGAAAGATGGTACAATAGACTTCTACAATCGCGATGTTCAAAACAGATTGCGTAACATTGTTCGTAAGGTAGACAAGGACGCGCGTATACAAGAGATCGGCTTGGAAAGTCCAATGCGCAGACAGATGGAGTTCCCTGCGTATGGCTTGCGCATAACGCCAGAGTTTCGTCGCCGTGTTAAAGAGCAGGGTCTACCCACATTTGCTGCATTTGGGGCTGCAAACTTAATGGGTGTATTTGATTACCTCAAAGAGCAAAAAGAAAAACGCAATGAGCGCTTTGGCGGTCTGATGGGTTACGGAGGCTTATAATGGCTATAACAACATACTCAGAGCTAAAAACATCTATAGCTAACTGGTTAAACAGGGATGATCTAACAGCGGTTATTCCAGACTTCATCAGCTTGGCAGAGGCCGATATGGAGCGTAAAATTCGCCATTGGCGTATGGAAAAACGAGCAACGGCAATATTCGATGCGCGATATACGGCACTACCTGATGGTTTTTTGGAATTAGTCAGGCTTCATTTAGATGTAGATGAGCGTCCGATAGAATTGCTTACGCCTCTTGCTCTACAGCAACGCAGAGAGGGTAACAATGATGCAGGTGGAAAGCCTCAGTTCTTTGCAATCATTGCTGGTGCAATAGAAACATGGCCAACACCAGATGCGGATTACACGGGTGAACTTTACTACTATGGACAAATCACACCGCTAAGTGACAGCGATACATCCAATTGGGTGCTGCAATACTTCCCAGACGCATATCTGTATGGCGCACTTATTCATTCTGCACCGTATTTGGTGGACGATCAACGCACTGGAACATGGGCAGCATTGTATCAGAGCGCAATTGATGGTATAAACGCAAATAATGAAAAGGCCAAATTTGGTGGTTCAGGACTGCGTTTGCAGATCAATACTTACTAGGAGACTAAAATGGCAACTTTAAATGATCGCGTCTTTGACAACGGCCTTACGGTTCTTGACACAGAAGCAAATCGTATTGATGTAACCTCACAAGAGGCTACAACATACACGGAAGCAACATCAACATACACGTTGGGCAACTCTACATCGCTATCAATCGGCGCACCCGCTGATCGTTCTGGTGGTGGTCGTGAGGTTACTGCATCGGCCATTTCTGATGGTTCTATCAGTGGCAGCGGTACAGTTACACACTATGCAATCGTTGACACGACAAACTCCCGCCTGTTGGCAACAGGTTCTTTGTCAGCATCGCAGTCAGTAACAAGCGGAAATACATTCAGCTTGGCATCATTTACAATCGGTATTCCTGATCCATCATAAGGTTTTTCAAATGGCACATCATAAACTTAGTGCCGTTTCTGATGAACACGGCAAAAAGATTGTAAAGAATGGCTTTTCTGTAGACTTGCAGAAAAAGGAGCCACCGAAAAAGGAAAAGTAAAAGATGGTCACTCTTGCGGATCGTGTCAAAGTCGCTACTAGCACAACTGGCACAGGAACAATTACCCTTGGTTCAGCGGAGAGTGGCTATCAATCCTTTGCTGATGGTGGCGTATCTAACGGCGATGTAGTTCGTTATGTCATTGAAGATGGCACGGCTTGGGAGATAGGCACTGGTACTTATACTTCAAGCGGCACAACTTTATCACGCACACTATCATCTAGTTCTACAGGATCGCTTTTAAGTCTTAGCGGTTCTGCTGTTGTATTTATCAGCCCCAGCGCGGCAGATTTAGAAGTCAATGCGGGTTATGAGGAAACTGTTTTTACAGCAACTACTGGTCAAACGGCATTTACAGGAACATTCAATACGTCAGCGGCAGCCGTGTTTTTGAATGGTATTTTGCTAAAGCTGACAACTGACTACACAATTACATCAACCACTGTTACACTTGTTACTGGCGCGGCGGCAGATGATATTCTTACAGTATGTGAGTATGGCTTCCCTAGCAGTAATTTTAAGTCCTTCCTAAATACGTTTACGCTTCCAACATCTGATGGAACTAGCGGTCAAGTATTGCAGACAAATGGTTCTGGCGTTCTTTCTTTAGCGGATGCAGCAAGCGGCGGTGGTGTTACTACATATTCAGCTATTGGCGATCTACCTCTTACTGGCAACAGCGCAGGGGATATGGCTTATGTCTCAGGCAACAACCGTTTGTATATCAACAACGGCACAGGCTGGTACAACATTGCTTTGGTCAATACCAACCCAAGCATTACGTCAGTTCAAGATGCTAATAATAATACGACACCATTTACATTATCGACAGATGGAACAGCGACGGTAATTACTATCACTGCATCTGACCCAGAGGACATTCCGCTTACCTATAGCTATTCAGTAACGTCTGGCAGCTTAACTAATGGCGGCGGGACAACGGCTACTGTATCACAGGGTACAGGCGCAAACACTAACCAGTTTACGATTACACCTACTACAACACAGGCTTATGCTGGTTCATTTACGCTTACATTTACGGCAAGTGACGGGATTAATCAGGCTACAAGTGCCAATGTTTTTAGCCTTTCTTTCATTATCGAAAACACTAGATATACAACATTATTGTTACAGGCTGATGCCTCATCATCTGACAATCAGGTTGATGCATCATCTAACAGCTTAACAATTACAGAAACTGGGAATGTAACCTCAACAGCATTTACACCATATCATCCAAAAGGTTATCAAATAGATTTTGATGGTACTGGCGATTACTTAAAAACTCCTGCATTGGGTGCATTTACAGGAGCATTTACGTTTGAATTTTGGTTTAAAAGTAATAACGGCAGTGCAGCAATTTATCTATTAGATCAAGGCATACAGGATACAAATCTTTCTATCTCTACAGATTACCTCAGTTCTGACATAACCTATGTAAAAATAGCGGGAACTTCTTTATCTTTCAGTTCTTGTGGATACAATGGCACGGATTGGAACCATGTTGTTCTAGTTAGAGACAGTTCAAATAATGTAGGTTTTTTCGTAAATGGAAGTCGGATTGGCTCAAACTCAACAGTCACAGGAACGGTTGCATCAAACCCATATTATATTGGTAGCTCAAGTGCGGGAACGGGCGCGTCAGGATATACGCTTTTAAACGGAAGTCTTTCACATTTTAGAATTTCAGACACAGATAGATACACAGCTACTTCTTCGTCACTAACTGTTCCTACTCAAAACTTTGATAGCGACAGCAATACTAAAGTATTACTAGCGCAAGGGCAGTTCCCCTTCATTGATGGTAGTTCTAATGATCACACAATAACTCTTTATGGTAATCTTGAAACTTCTATAAATCAGCATCACGATCTAGCTGTATCTTACAGCAAATCTTCACATGGTGGTTCTGTATATTTTGATGGTAGTGGTGATTATCTAAGTTCTACAACCTCCTCAGCTATGGATTTTGGCACAGGTGACTTTACAATTGAGTTTTGGATGTATCCAGACAACTACACAAACGGCGATGTAATTGCTGATGCGAGGGCAGTTTGGAATGATAATGGGTGGAACTTAGAGTTTAAAAACAACGGCATTGTGCTTTACAGTAGCGGCGGGGATAAGCTAACAACAGCAAATCTTACGACAAGTGCAAAGCAATGGACGCATGTTGCATTTGTTAGAAATAGTGGCGCGTTAAATTCGTTTGTGAATGGGGTTAAAGATACTGGTCTTACATACACATCGAATATCAATACAACTGCTTCAACAGTAAGAATTGGGCAGCGACAAGATAATGGTGGAGGTCAATTTCATGGCAATCTTGCTGATTTCAGAATAGTAAGTTCAGCCGTTTACACCTCTGACTTTACCCCACCTACTGAGCCACTTACTGCGATCACAAACACTCAATTGCTTACCTGTTCAAACAAACATGAAATCTGGGACGCAGCTAGTGGTAAACTTCCTTCCATTTCTGGAAATACCACTGCATCAACTACACAATACAAGTGGTCTGACAGCATTTATTTGGATGGTTCAGGGGACTTTGTTAATCTTAATTTTGAAGCACACGGAACAGAAGATTTTACATATGAATGTTGGCTATATCCGACAAGCCTAGGTTCTTATGGAAGTGCGTGGTCGTCAGGTGGAGAGGTATCTGGTACTGGTGTAATAGTATCTGCGGATCAATGGTGGCTCGGCAACGGTTCGGCTGTAAATCAGTTTGTTTCTGGTAATAAATTTACCTTAAATACTTGGCAGCATGTAGCGGTGGTAAGAAACGGCACAACGGTAACAGGTTATGTTAACGGCACCTCTGTGGGATCAGCTACGATTTCAGTATCGTTAACAAGCACACAAGTAAGATTGGGTTCGCGATATTACGACAATTCAAGTTACTTAATGGCTGGGTATATTGAGGATTTCCGTCTTACACAGGGTCTAGCCCGATACACTTCTAACTTTACGCCCACAACATCAGCTTTTGAGGGATAACTAAATGCTTGGATTTAGCCCATTAGCATCCGCGCCATTAGCAGATAGTGGCGTTGATGATCGCGCAGTTACTAGCTTAACAGCAAGCAACATCGCGGCGGGCAATCCATCTGTAGCATCTACAGGAATAACCCAAGATCACGACTTTGATCTTAATACGATTACTAAGATCGTAACCGTTGTTAATGATGGCGGTAATAAGTTTGCAATAGATGGAACAACAGCACCAGTTTTAACGTTAGAACGCGGCAAGACTTATATCTTTGATGTATCAGACAGTTCTAACAGTGGGCATCCATTAGCATTCAAAGACAGCGGCGGTAATAGCTACACATCTGGTGTTACTTCATCAGGCACGGCGGGATCATCTGGGGCAACAGTTACTTTTGTTGTTCCTAGCAACGCGCCAGATAGCCTAAGATATTACTGCACTGTTCACGGCAACGGCATGGGTAACACCATCACCGTGGTTGATGATATTGTTGGTATCCTCACAAGCGCACCAAGTATCGGTTCGCCTACATTCACACAGGTACATGATCTAGCGGCAACATCAATTGTTACTGGAACACCAGTAGCAAACAGCCCAGCGTTTGAACAAGAACACGATCTGGTCGCAGATGCAGTAGCTACGGGCGCACCACAGGTTGCGGATGCTACATCATTTGTTCAGGAGCATGGGCTAACTTGTAACAATATTGCGGCGGGGCCACCATCCATAGCGTCACTCACACTGACGCAAGAGCATGATCTTACCGCCTCAGTCATTACATCAGGTGCAGTCTCTATCACTAGCGCGAATATGGCAGAGGATGAAACCTTTGCGGCTACATCGGTTTCAACTGGCGCACCAAGTGTATCAAGCGCGACACTTACACAAGAACACAACATTCAAGCATCCAACATTAATGTTGGCGCACCCTCTGTTGCATCTATTGAGTATGAAGCGCACTTGCTTGCTGATGCATGTGAAGCGGGATCGCCTAGCCTCGGCACCCCTGCTATCACACAAGATCAAGACTTAGCGGCTGATGGTGTTTCATCTGGTGCAGTATCTATTGCATCAAGTCAAATTACACAAGGCCACGACTTAACGGCTACATTGATTTCTACTAGCGCACCAAGTGTAGAAAGCACGACATTCACACAAGTACACGACTTAACGGTCAACAGTGTTGTGTGTGGTGTGCCTAATGTTGCATCAATTGCAATCACACAGGTTAACGCTTTAACGGCTACAGCGATAGTTTCTGGATCGCCATTGATCGGTTTGCTCTCTGTCACGCAAGAGCATAGCATTACACCATTAGGCTTTAGCGTAAGCAATCCTGTCGTTAATAACGCCAACATGGCTGAATATGAGACATTGACCACAGCGGATATGTCTAGCGGTGAGCCAGTAGTTCAAAGCGCTGCGTTTAATCAAAACCATGATTTCACCGCTAATAATATAGAATGCGCTGCGCCAGATGTTGGTTCTATTGCCGTTCAAACACTTGTTTCAATACAAGCAGTCAGTATTGCTGTGGGTACGCCAATCATTGGGAGCGTGGCGGCTTCTATTGTTTCAAATGTAGTAGCTGATGACTTGTTGTTGGGTGTTCCAAATATTGGCGCACCATCAATTGCAGAACTTCACGATTTAACGGCAAATGATATTACGCTTGGTTCGCCTTCTATCAGTTTGGTTGCATATGGTAACTTGATGCCAACTGACAGTTTTGTAACTGGAAATCCAACGTTAGGTGCGCCAGCACTTGTAAGAAACATAAATGCTACCGCAAATAACATAACAGGAGTAGCGCCCTTTGTAACGTCAGGACTTCTACGGCAAAATCATAGCCTAAGTTGTAATAACATATTGAGTGGGGTTCCTAGTTTACCTGCATCATTCCGTTACAGTTCTTTAGAAACAGAGGCCAAGACATGGGCCGAAGTTTCTGATATAACAGATATATGGTCAGAAATATCTAGTCCTAGCGACACTTGGACTGACGCGGCCTAAAGGAGAATTAGATGGCTATAACGATCACAAAACCGACAGTAGGTGGTTCTGAGGATAGTTGGGGAACAACCTTAAATACGATACTAGATGATGTCGTTTTAGAGATAAACAGCAATGCTGACGGTACAAACACGGTTACTCCTAATTTGGGATCAGGCTGGGAGATTGGCGGTGTTGCGGTTACGTCAACTGCGGCAGAGCTAAATATTCTTGATGGGGCAACTGTCACAACAACAGAGGTAAATGTTTTAGACGGTAACACAACAGCAACATCTACAACAGTTGTTGACGCTGATCGTGTTGTGTTTAATGACGATGGGACAATGAAGCAGGTCGCAGTTAGCGATCTCAAAACGTATATCAATGCATCGGCTGGTACTGGATCGGTTACAAGTGTGGCGCTTTCAGTTCCTACTGGTTTGTCTGTAAGCGGATCACCAATAACAACAAGCGGCACTTTAGCAATTTCGTTAGCTGGTGGTTACACAATTCCACAGACATCACAAATTCCATCAACTTCCGATATAAGCAATTGGAATACGGCGTATGGATGGGGCGATCATGCTACTCAGGGTTATCTTACATCTGTACCATCAAATTATCTGACATCTGTGCCAACGACAGCCGCCGCTGTAGGCACTTATACTTTTGCTCTTTCTAGTGTTGTGCCAAGCCCAATTCCTGCGGGTACGGTGAGTGGTAGCCAACTGACGTATTCTGATGGGTCAGGCACTAACAATGTCGGCACTAGCCCAAGTACGGGTACATGGCGTCTAATGGCACACTACATTAACCGTGCTTCGCTTTTTGTCCGTGTGTCATAGGAGATAAAGATGAGTGTAGAAATCACAGAATATCGTAACGCTAGTTCGCTGAACGCAGAAAATACTATAATGGACGTAGAGATAAATCATCCAGTATATGGGTGGATACCCTACACTATACACCCTGATGACACGGATATGACCATAGATAACGCAGCGTTGTTGTCTCTTGTGGGCAATGACTTTGCAGCATTTTCACAAGCTGACCATGATGCGCGTGTCGCTGCATCCGTCAGAGTTCAGCGTGACGCTAAGTTAGCCAGCGAAGTAGACCCAATCGTAACCAACCCACTACGCTGGGCAGACTTAACAACAGAGAAACAAAATGAGTGGTCGCAGTATCGTACTGACTTGCTCAACGTACCGCAGCAAGCAGGCTTTCCAAACACCATCAACTGGCCCACTAAACCAGAGTAACGCGCATGGCTCTCATACCGCTTAAAATCCCCGCAGGCTTCTACCGCACAGGTACGGAGTTGGACGCATCTGGTCGCTGGCGTGACGGATCACTTGTTCGTTGGCGTGATGGGTCGCTGCGTCCTATCGGTGGTTGGCGTGTAAATGAAAACATCGCAAGCATTACGACAAACGCACCGCGCGGCATGCATACTTGGGAAAGCAACAACGGCACACGCTATGTTGCGGCGGGATCATACAATGAACTGTTTGCAGTGGTTTCTGGCGGTACGGCATATAATATCGCCCCAACAGACCTAACAGCGGGATTAGAGGATGCTGCGGTTAATATTGGCTACGGATATGGGTTCTACGGTGCAGGCGCTTACGGCACACCGCGTCCAGACACTGGCAACTTAGTTGCTGCAACCACATGGTCAGTAGATAATTGGGGTGAATATCTTGTTGCTTGTTCTACCGCAGATGGGCGTTTACTGGAATGGCAGTTAGGCGCATCTACAAAAGCATCTGCAATCAGTAATGCACCAGTGAATAATCTTGGTCTGATTGTGACAGAGGAACGCTTTATTTTTGCACTAGGTGCAGGCGCAAACCCACGCAAGGTGCAGTGGTGTGACCGTGAAGATAATACAACATGGACACCCGCAGCAACAAATGAAGCTGGTGACATTGAACTACAAACGTCAGGTCAGATTGAAGCGGCAATGCGTACACGCGGTCAAACGCTAATTATTACTGATATTGATGCACACACAGCACGTTACATCGGCCCACCATATGTTTACGGTTTTGAACGTGTTGGCACTGCATGTGGTATCATTTCCCGCAAAGCAGCGGCAGACGTTGATATGGGCGTGTTTTGGATGGGCAACGGTGGGTTCTTTCGCTTTGACGGTAACTTGGTTTCTGAAATACCGTGCGATGTTCACGATTATGTGTTTAGCGACATAAATACTTCACAGAAAAGCAAAACATGGGCGTTCACAAACGGTCAGTTTGGAGAAATCTGGTGGTTCTACTGTTCATCTAGTAGCACAGAAATAGATCGTTATGTCGCGTTAGATTACAAAGAAAACCATTGGCTAATTGGTAACCTATCTCGTACTTCTGGTGCGCCACGCGGCGTGTTTGAATACCCAATGCTTATGAGTGCAGACGGTGCAATGTATGACCATGAAGTGGGCCTATCTTATGCAGTTGCTGGCACAGAGCAATCTGTATTCGCGGAAAGCGGCCCGATCAGCATTGGTAACGGCGATAACATCATGCAAGTCACAGACTTGATCCCTGATGAAAAGACGCAGGGCGATGTAGATATTACGTTTAAAAGCAGATACTACCCCAACGACACAGAATACACGCATGGGCCTTACACACCGTCTAGCCCAACTGCCGTGCGCTTCTCAGGTCGCCAGATCAGAATGCGTGTAGAGGGTGACACACCTTACGCAGCGTGGCGTGTTGGCACAATGCGGGTAGATGCAAAATCGGGTGGGCGTAGGTAATGGCAGCACCCGTCCTACCCCCGATTGGCGACAATATTAAGGCTTGGGGCAATAACCTTACCGCATATTTGCGCAGGCAGCTTCCACGCTTGTACTTCAAGACAGCAGACGACAACCCATCAGAAAACGGCGTTATCTTGTGGGATGACGATGCAGGGTATCCCGTTGTATCCAAGAATGGCGCATTTGTGCAGATCGTTTTAGAGGATGGGCATGCTAACTTTGTGCGTTCTTCTCAGCTAACTTATCCAAGCGGATCATCGCCCATTGCGATCTTGTTTGACGATCCAACAAGTAGCCAAGGCATAAGCAAGGACGCAACAAACCCTACGCGGATTGTGTTTGATCAAGCTGGCGAATACCTTTTGATGTTTTCTGCGCAGATTAGCTCAACGTCATCTAGCACGGTGAACTTCTATTTCTGGGCGGCAATCAACGGCACAGATGTACCAAATACCACAATGAAGAACAGCTTGCACCAGAATGGCGCAACGCTAGTTGTTTCACGTTCTGCAAAGTTTGACGTAAACGCTGGTGATTACTTGGAAGCGATGACAGCGGTGGATAGCACCAACGGAACGCTAGAAGCATTTACGCAAGCATTTGCACCAAACACGCCAGCGGCAACGCTTGCAATCACACGGGTGCATGGATGAAACACTGGAAACTTAGCCCTGACCTAGAAAGATGCAAGCCTTGGATTGAGGCAGCATTAGTGCATTGCAACGGTACGCATGAATGGGATGACATTGTTGCAGGGATTGCGTCTAGCAAGATGCAACTGTGGGCAGCGCCAAGGGGGTGCATAGTTACGGAAATTGTGGTATATCCTAGAAAGAAGGTTATAAACATTTTCCTTGCTGGTGGTGAATTGGATCAGATAATGGACATGGAGCATGACATAGGGCAGTGGGCGAAATCGCACGGTTGCACTGGTGGAATGATGACAGGTCGGTTAGGATGGAAAAAACCATTAACGGAAAACGGTTGGAAATTGCAGCATGT